GGCTCGTGTCGTTGCCCCGCCAAGATCGATGGTGCCGCCGCCGAACGTCACATTGGCTGGCAGCACGATGCCGGCATCAGTCGCTCCGTAGGCCTGCAGCTTTCCGGTCCGTACCTTCTCGATGAAGGCTTCATCTCCGCTAAGCGTAATCTGATTGGCACCGTTCTGGAACGTCCAGCCGGACGGCGCGGCGATGGTAATGGTGCCCGTCTGGTTTGGGTTCCGGCGAATGCGCCAGACCGTGCCGTTCGGTGCACTGCCATCGACGGTCAGCGTAATCGCGGTTGCCCCGGCCGCGATTTCGACGGTCTGCATGGTGACGGCAAAGGCGCCACCAACCTGCCAGGCCTGATTGGCCAGCAATGTGCCGGAGGCCGTTATGGTAATGGTTTTCGGTTCGACGGCAAAGGTCCGGAGGCCTGCCCAGCTGCCGTGTGTAACGGCGAAAACCGGGAAAGTCTCCGTTGCATTATTGGAAATGCACAGGACGTCGATTCGTCCGTATCTGTTTGTCAGAGTCAGAGTCGATCCACCATTGATGATGCCGGCGGATGTACGAAGCGTAACCGGATGGGCTGCATCAGCGTCAATCAGAATGCACCATTCATCGCCAGGCTTGGCGTTGATTGGCAGATCGAGTGTGATCGGGCCACTGATGTTGTAGGGAATGAAGAAGGCCTTGCGGAGCAGCCCCATTGACGTCGGGGACAAGAACCGATCATCGCGGCTCAAGGTCTGATTGGTCGTCGGCCAGAGGACGGATCCCGTAAAGGACAGAGTTTTGGGGATCAGTTCGTAGGCCGAACCGTCCGGCTTGCTTGCCAGCAATCGATCACCTTGCCCTGCCGGATTGGGCACCGGGCCGCCACTACTGGTACCCCCGCCGCCGAAAAAGGTGATCGTCGCTGCGCCGACCCGGACATCCGCCGTAGGCGGAGTCGTAGCAGCACGCGGGCCAATGTGCAGGCTGAATGCGGCATGGATGGTGTCATCCTGGACGTAGGCCGACAGGGCTGTGCCGCTGGCAGCGATGTTGGTCACGATGATCTGCCCGCCGTCCGGAGCTGTCGCCGTGCCGTCGGAGACACGCAATACGGTGTTCACGTTGTTGACGGTGACGTTCTCGATGACGACGTTGCCGGTCTTACCTTCACAGTGGATGGCTGGCCCTGGCAGATTGACGGCGACGACCCGGCTGACGTAGACACCATCCGTTCCACCTGGATCGCCCGTATGCAGGAGGACCGGTACATCGGCACCGGTCGTACGGGTTCCGCCACCCTGCAGGATCAGATCAGTCAGACTGAGATCGCGGCTCGCCACAACGTCGACTAGTCGGAATGGCACATCGATGCCGGAAATGGCACGCCCAACGCAGCTTGCTGCGTGCCGGTACAGAACGCCGGTCCGCAGACCGCTGACCGTCACATCGGCGCATTCGACGAACCGACAATCCTGCACGACGACACCGATGCCGCAGTCCGGTGTATTGATGGTTCCACCATCCAGTCTGACATTGGTAATGGCGCTGAGAAGACTGGCTTTGCATTCGATATCTGCTTCAAGCGTAATCCATGCCGTCTCGTATTCCTGTCTGATGATCCGATCAACGGCGCAGAGTACGCCCATGTACATCGCAAAAGGTGCCCTGCGGGTTACGGGCGAGGACGGTTGTGCAAAGGAATAGCTGCGCGGGCCAATCAATCTGGCGCGCATTGTCGGTACGATCCGATAGATGTGCGCATTGGCAGGAATATCGAAAGCGAGCGGATAGGACAGCTCGATGGCCGTGTTGGAAACGGCCCGTACACGGTTGATCTCATGACCCGTGCCGGTGCTGATCATCAGCATGTCGCCTGGCGACAACCACGGTCCAGGGTTGGCGATGGTCGTAATGGCCGTTCCGCCAGCCGCTACGGCGGTCGACGCTCGAACGGCGACCCGCTGCTGAACCGTAGAACCGGCGGCAAAGACCCGCGGCACGGGGCGGTCGATCATGAGTTGCGTGCCCGAGATGCCTACGACGATGAAGTCATGGTAACCGGCAGCGTCGGTGACCCGTCCCGCCGTGCCGACCTGCCAGTGGGACATGTCACCATTGAAGGCGGCCGCATTCAGAGTCAGCGTCGTTGCGCCGGCCGCAGCAGCGGATGCCAGTGTATAGGGGTTGGCCTGCGGCCAGAGTGCGTAATCGCCTGCAATCTCGATGCGGCCTTCCGGCCCCAGCAGCAGTTCGATCTCGGACAGGTCGACCGTCACATTCGAACCCACTCGGACCGTCCTGTTGAGGTAGACCGGTCCGCCATGTGGCGCGACGGGGTGAATGACGGCGCCACTTTCCGCATAGGCAATCAAGGCCTGCTGCAGCACGGGGGCCGCATCCGTCACGCCGTCGTCCGGTACGGCAATCCGGACCGTGGCAAAAGGCGCCGTTCCGTCTGTTTCCATAGCCGGCGGGCCGTCGAGCGTGGCCAGCACCGTGCCGACGGTCGGACTGTACCAGAGATGGAGCGGCCCCAGGCGAAGCGGATCTGCAGCTGGCAGCGTCTGCAATTCCGACTTCTGCAACCAGTTGGCCGCCGTGCCGGCCGTGATGGTGATGCCGCACAGCGTTCCGGCTGGCCAGCGGCGGGCCGTGGTGCCCTCCTGCGCCCGCACGATGGTCAGCGTATTGCCGCTGCGGGCGGTCATCCGGACGATCTCCTTGGCCGTGCCGTCCCACAGGGTCAGGAGGACGTACTCATCAGCTGAAGGCATCGGCAGGACGTTGCCGTTCTCGACCTGGCAGCTGGTCCCCGATGCCGGCAGCTCTGCGGTCAGCTTGGTTACGGCGTCATTGGCGAAGAGCTGACGGAAGGCCATCACAGGACTCCCGGTTTGAGCATGATGAAGGCAAGAGCGTAGTAGACCGGCTCGACTCGGACGGTATGCGTGTGATCAGGTTCTGCCGTGATACCGTGCCTGTGCGGCTGGTTACCGCCCGTGCCGCCGATCTGTTCGCCAAGCGTACCTGTTGGTGTACCGGTGTAGGCCTGATACACCGCTGTGTCGGCGTCCTTGAGCAGAAAGCCGCCGACGCCGTCGGCCTGCCCTGCGCGCCTGGTCGATAGGAAGAAGGGATGGCCGTGCAGCGGCATCTCATCAATGGTCAGCGCATGGGGCGCCGTGCTGCCGCCATGATCATGTCCGCCTGCGGCGGACGTCGTGACGATGTCGCTGCCGCCGGTCGTTCCCGCTGGTCGGGTCGGTCCGGCGGCGACGATGAACTTGTCCCGCAGGTCCGGTGTGCCGTTCGTGCCGTCGCACAGCTGGAAATGGGGTGGGATGTCCGTTTCCGGGCCTGCGAACATGAAGATCACCCGGCTGAACAGGGCTGCAGTCAGGACGGGTGATCCGTTGATGGTCGGCAATCGGCCGTTGCTGCGCAACTGCATGGCGCCGGCGGTATTGCCATCTGCCGGCAGGATGGTCGCTGTGCGCAGTGAAGCGACCTGCAGGTTTTCGCTGGACAGGTCGGGTGCGATGAGCCGATGTCCGGCCATGTTCAGATCGCCGGACATGGTGCCGCCGGTCTTCTGCAGGAAGTTATCCAGCATGGCGGCAGTCAGCCGCAGCTCGACACGGCTTCCGGCGGCCCAGTTGCGCGGCACCGTGCCTTCGACGCCGCGTTCGACCGTAAGCGTGTCGCCGACACGGCTGATGAGTCGGACGATTTCGAAGTTGCCGTCCACGTCGGCCAGTGTCAGGTGGACTTTCTGATTGCCGACGGGTGTGGGCAGGCGACTGCCCGTGCCGGAGCCGACGACGAGTTGTGTATCGCCCGGTCTGACGGGCAAAGCCAATGTCGTGCTGATGTTGTTGGCGAAGAGGAACGTCATGTGGCGTGCACCATCAGCAGCAGGCGATGAGTTGGCCAGACGGCAAGGATGCGCCCATCTGCACCGGGATTGGTCCCGCGCAGCATGATGATGCCCTGTCGCGCCTGTGCCGTCCAGCCCTCTCCCCGTACCGTCAATTGGGGATCACCGGGCGGCAGGTGCGGGCGATCGAAGATATCGAGCAGGCGTGGCACGAGGAAGATGATGGCGTCGGTTGCCACCTGCAGGTCCAGTGTCACGGTGCCGTAGACGCTGGCGGGCCGAACTGCGACGATTCTGGCAAGTGCTGGGTTTTCGTGCGGAAAGGGCAGCAGTTCGTTAATGAGGAACGAGCCCGGCATGCCGTTGGTCAGCATCACATGAGCTCCCTGGGCATGGGGACGCGCAGGATGTGCGTTGCCGTGCCGGTATAGGCTTCGATCCGTGCTCTGGCGATGGCGGAGCGGAACCGGCGCAGGTGGTACTCGGCCATGGCAGGATTGCCGTAGGGTGCGTGGGTGTTCATCATCAGCCGGCCCCAGACGCCGTGTGCAATGTCCTCCTGCCAGCGTCGCAGCAGGGCAAAGGGAAGCGCTTCGAGGGTCAGTGGCCATAAAGTCGCCGTGACGGTCAAAGCGCGGTCTTCGGGCGCTCTGGGCACGGGCCGGATGACGAGCCCCTTTGCCGCATCCCACCACCATCCGTGTGAGGCGGTATCGGTGAGAATGTCCGTTTGGCGAAGTGGCGGCAACAGCCGGTCGTGGTATCGGACGGTCAGGATCCGCCCGATGCTGGTGCCGATCGGCGGTACGACGGGGTAGGTATCCCGGTCAGCTTCCAGGTCGATGGGCGGCAGGGTTTCGATCCAGACAGGCGCTTCGCGACAGAATTCCGCCGCTGCCTGCAGGACCTGCCGTGCGACGTGGTCACGGTCGGCTCCCGGTAGAACGGGCATGAGCAGGTTGTACCAGTCCTCCGGGATCATCGGCCAAGCTCCGTGCGGAAGTGCTGCAGGAGGATGGTGGCCTTCTGTGTGGCTTCAGTGGGATCTTCGATGAGCAGCAGATGGCCCGCTGCGTAGTAGGCCAGCAGCGGGTGCCAGTCATCCGGCAGTGGTGGTTCGAGGTCGGCGTCGGCGGGTGTGTAGACTGGCACCGGGGCGTAACGGCCCGTTATGAGATCTGGTCGGTGCCGGCGTACGGCCAGGACGGCTGCGTGAACGGCCTCGTAATAGGCCGCGTCTGGCCAACGCTGCAGCTGGGGATCACTGTCGTTCAGCAGCCGCCGTGTCGCGGCTACGATTTCGGCCAGTTTCATTACAGGTCCTGCAGGGCTCTGAGATCAAATTCATCGTTGCCATCATCGTTGTTATCGTCGAGGTCGGTTGTGTCATCATCCGTTGCCGGCGTATCCGTTGCAATATTATAACGGTTGGCGGCTTCCTTCAGCTGTTCAAACGGCGGCGGCACGGTATCCGCGACCTTGCGGCGACGGGAGGAGGCGCCGCGGGTTGCGCGCCGGGTTGACTGACCGTTCTCGTCGACTTCGACGATCTCGATTTCGACTTCCGGAAACTGTTCGAAGACCGGGCTGTATGGGATGTAATGGCCGTTGGGCAGTTTCATGCGTTTGTAGATCATGTTACCTGCTCCTTCAGGCAAGGAAGGCCGGCCGTCCTGGCAGGAACGGCCGGCCTCGCTTAGGTTACGCGTACTTCGGGCGGACGAAGGCGACAGCAAGGGCCTCGGGCCTGAGGACCTTGTAGCCGTAGATGTTCAAGCCTCGCAGGATGCTGCGGAAGTACCGCGGATCCCTCATGGTCTCGACCTTCGTGAACTGTGTCGCGAAGGTGAGGGCCATGCGGTGGCCGGCGATGATGTAGAAGGCCGGCGGCGTCAGGCTCGTAACGACCGGCAGGAGGTTGGAGTGATAGATGGTGAAGTTGTCGATCCTGCCGACACGGCCGTTCCGTAGCGGCGACGTATCGTCACCCGTCTTGCTGACGTCGCCGATATCGCTGAGCTTGAGCATGCTGATGAACCAGGCCGGCGCTACGATGTAGCGCTGGTCCATCGGCACGTTCTGCTCGTCGAGGACCTGTCCGAGCTGCACGACCAGGTGCAGCGGATTGACGTCATTCGGCGACGACGGATTGAGGGTGACGTTGAGCGGCACCGGCGGCGTCGCGCCAGGGTTACCGAGATTGATGGCGTGCGAGATGACGCCGGCATTCGGCCCCATGTTGGCGCCCGCCGCTGCCGTCACGACGTAGGCGAGGACCTCCGTATCGATGGCAATCTTGACCTGTTCGGCCGCGTCCCGGGTGAACTGCTCCATCAGGTCGATATCAGCCTGATGACGGAACACGTCATCCAGACCGACAGCAAAGTACTTGCCTTTGTCGATCAGAAGGTCCGTGACGTCCTCACCGGGCTGTTCGATGACCAGTTCCGCATTGGCCTGGTAATTACGAACAGTCACAGTGGGGGGCTTCCGGATGATGACTCGGTCACCCTGCTGCCGGATCTCGCCCTCGTAGTCCGTGTTGGCGATGCTGGTCAGGACGGTCGAAGCATAGAGCTTCTGCAGAAGCTTGCCTGACCAGATCTCCGGGATGAAGGTGCCCGAGTACGGCGGGACAGGTGCAGGCGCCGCATTCGGGCCGGTGTTGATAGGAAACGACATGGTTCACGACTCCCTTGCTGTTCCGGCGATCGACAGGCACCAAGGGAGCTGCCGACCGCGCCTTACTGGATGGACCCGCTTGCCAGCGCCTCGTTCAGCATGCGGTTGAGCCGCTCATACTCACGTCGGGCCTGGGCGTCGTATTCGACCCTAGGCATGAGTTCGACGAGACGCCGGGAAATGGCCGATACTTGTGCCCGTGTCAGCTGCACCCGTTTGGGCGGTTCGGGGTTGAGCGTGACGGGCTCGGGCGCGGCCGGCCGAGTAAGGGCCGTCTGCCTGACCTGCGGCTGCTCCGGACGACGCTCGTCAGTCTGCTGCCTGGTACCGACTGGACGATATTTCGCCGCGCCGGGCCAGCCGTTGAACATCTGCACGATCCCTTCGATGCCCCGTTCCTGGGCCGCCGGATCGCCGGACGTGGCAAGAGTGTAGGCCTGCCAGAGGACCTCCTGCCGTGTCGTACCGGCCCATCCGAGCGCTGGCTCCGGCTCGGCAAGCCAGGCCAGGAACTCGGGATCGTGGTTCTGCTCCCTCCAGCCCGGTAACCTCCTGTCGAGGATGGAGTGGAGGGTGCTGACCTGTACTGATTGTATACGTTCGACGACCGGTTGCAAGTCCCGTTTCAACTTCTGTGTCGCAGCCGTAACGGCTTCACGCACGAGATTGAGGGTATCGGTATCGAAGTCATTGGCGTACTTGGCCAACACCGCATCGACGGCCTGTGCTACGTCATCGGCAACGGTCGTCTGCGGCTGCGCAGCCGTGGTGTTCGGCTTATCTTCGGCTTTCGTGAGTGCTGCGAGCTTTGCTTCGAGCTCAGTGATCCGCTCCCGCAGTTGCCGCATTTCGGCGTTATACTTGCCCTGCAGCGTGCGGTAACGCTGTTGCCAGAGCTCCAGCTCGCGGGTGAGATTTTCCGTTTCGATGAGCTGCTGCGGCAGGTCTTCCGCTTTAAGGACGGGTGGCGGGTTGTCGTCGACGATCTCCGGCAGCTCGGGTTCGTCGGTGCCTTCAGTTGACGGCTGCTCTGCCGCGGCATTCTCGGTCGGTGCCGGTTCCGGCTGCTGGTCCTGCCGCAGCTGCGCAGCGAGCCTTTCGGCCCGTTCAATCTGTTCCTGAACGGCCTTGGGCAGCTTATCCGTCATTGTACAGCTCCTTGAGGATGGCCCTGATACACTGAATGCGACCAACCTGCACGCCGCGGTCGAATGGATGCGGGTCGCGCATGGTGGCCAGCTGTGTCAGTTTGCGCTCTTCGTCCGTCAGTCTGAGTTCAAGATACTCCTTCAATGCCCGAGACAGTCTCAATTCCTGTTTGAGGTGCTGCAACCGTTCCATCATTTCTCCTCTGTGCTGGTGCTGGACCTGGTCTGATGTTCGACAGGGCGGCCATGGCCCGCACTGCCGCCTCCGGATCGACGGGCTCGCCTTCCAGCTTGAGGTCCTCCATCAGACGCTTGAGAATGGCCGCACGACCTTCGAGCCCGATAAGGTTGATGTCAACAGGGTTCGAAGTCATGTTGAGGAATTCGAGCAGGCGCGCGCGATCGACTTCCTTCTGCTTGAGATAGATGGCGCCCTTCACTTCAATGCGCAAATCGCCACGGAAGATGTCCGGCTGTGTGTAGACCAGCAGCGTGTAGAGCATGGACAATGCCGGCTTCAGCAGCTTGAGGTCAATGGTCTGGGCGATGGTCTGCAGTACCTTGTGGGCATTGTCCATCAGCATGGCCAGGCCACTTGCCGTACGTCCGGCACCGCCTATGCGACCGTAGCCGGTAAGATAACGCGGGATGGCGCTGTTATCTTCGGCCAATGTGGCGAACATCTGCATGAGCATGGTCAGATCGCCGACCTTCGTCGACGGATCGAAGAAGGTGATTGGCGACGAACTTGAACCTGGCGTCTGCATGCTGTCGAACAACCAGACCTTCCATGGTCGCAGCTTGACATCATTGGGATCGGTCAGCTGGGCCATATCGACTCCGACCTGCGGGCCGCTGGCGATGGTGGCGTTGCGAATGACCGCTCGCAGGACGCTGTTCATCGCGTCCTGCATGTCCGACAGAAGCTCTGGTAGCGCCAGGCCGTACATGGAGCCTGGAATCGGCGCGAATTGGGCAACGTAGTACGGCGGCCGAAGCAGGGGGTTCGGTTCAAGATCGAGCCGCAAGACGATGTTGTCGACGATCCATGCTCTTACGAAATAGGACGTCGTCGGCTCAAAACCGGCAATGCGCTCCTGATGACGTTCCAGCGTCCGGCCGAACAGCCGGCCGGTGAATTCCAGCACTTCTATGATGGGCTGATCTCCCATATTATCATCGGCCGTACGCTCTTCGTCCGTCTGGAATGCTTGCGTGCGGCTGAACTGGAAGCCGCTTTCCCCGTAACGATCGATGACGTAGGCGATGGCTTCCGGGTCGAATCCTTGGACGTACCTGAACGTCTCAAAGCGCGCAGGCGTATAGCGCAGGATCTCGCACCAGTCGGCTACTTCGGGTTGGGCAACGCCGGGTGTCCACCAGACATTGCGCGGATCGACGCGTTCCCACGTAAGCTGCGTTGCCGTCGTGTCGATATCGACGATGACCCCGCCATCCGGCCGGCGCCGCCAGACAAGTCGTGGCCGGTGCCGGACAACAGGGCCTTTCAGCACGGCGTAGGGGTAGGTTACGAAGTCTTCAATGACATCCACCAGTGCCGTGTAGAAGCCGCCCTCTACCAGGATGTCCTCAAGACGCCGGGCAGCGGCTCGCGCCTCTTCCCGCCCCTTACGCAACGCACCTTCTTCAGTCATCCGGATCAATTCCCGGATGCGCCGTTCGATGAGTTCCGGATCGACCATCCGCCCTTCGGCCATCAAAGCTCGGACTTCGGCGGCCACCAGTTCGGCGATGTGGCGCTCCGCGTCCTCTGGCAGATCCGGCACGGGGGTAGGCTGGATCGTCCAGGGTCGATCGCCTGCTGTATAAATGTCCCGCAGGAAGGCAGCGACGGTGCGGGCCTTGACGGACGTCAGCTGGGCGTAAACAACCGGTTCATCGGCCTGCCGCAGTTGCGCTTCGCGCGTCGGATGGTACTTCCCGATGCGCCGGTAGTAGCAATCTTCCAGACGATCGTCGATCCCGCTGGTCTGCCTGGACTGGCGCATGGCGGCAAAGCGGGATAGGATTTCGGTGACCAGGGGATCGGTTGCGGGAGCAGGTCCAGTGTCCGTCGACGAGCTGGCAACGTTCGATACGCTCACTGAGCTGGCCTCCGAACTGGCTGCCGGAGTAACGCCTCCGGCGCTGCTCATGGAGAAATACGGGCTGAGCGAGGCAGAATTCGACCGGCTGACGGCTCACCCGGATTTCCGGTCCCTGCTCACCAAGCTCCGTGAGCAGTGGCTTGCTCCGGAAAATATTGAAATCCGTCTCCAACGCAAGTCAATGGCCCTGCTGGAGAGCCTCCTGCCGGAGCTGCACAGGCTGGCCGTCGATCCGACCATTCCGCCCAACATCCGCATCGCGGCCGTCTCGGAAGTCGGTAAGATCGTCTCCGCTCAGATGAAGGCCATGGCACCTGCGGCCCGTGCAGTCACATCCGGTTCGTCGGCAGATCAGCAGCGGGTGATTGTGAATATTCACATCGGTGATAAGCCTGTCGTCATTGAAGCGGAGAAAGTCGAAGACAGAGGTAGTGACGATGCAGATTGACTATCGACCCGTTCCGTCGCTTCAAAGGCTTTTCACCGAAAGCCGGTTCTGGAACGTCCTCATCGGTCCCATCGGCTCGACCAAGACGACTGCCTGCATCTTCTACCTGCTGTATCGCGCCGCTTCCCAGAAGCCCGATCGGACAGGCTATCGCCGGACGCGTTTCGTAATTAGCCGTCCTACCCTACCGCAGCTGAAGGCAACGGTGCTGCAGGATATCCTGCATCACCTCGGTCCGCTGGTCCGTTGGCGGCCGAGCGAAAACCTCATCCAACTGCACGTCGGTGATATCCGGTCTGACTGGTACCTCGTGCCACTCGATACGACCGAAGACCAGCGTCGGTTGTTGTCCATGCAGCTGTCTGGCGTATGGTTCAACGAGGGTCGCGAAGTCAAGTTCGAGCTGATCACGGCAGCTGCCGGTCGTGTCGGTCGATATCCAAGCGTCGTCGATGGCGGCGTGTCACATCCCTTCGTGCTGATTGACAGCAACCCTGGCATCGTCGGTAGCGAGCTGTATGAGTTCTGCGTCGTCAAGCCGCCGGACAATCTTCTGTATATTCATCAACCGTCGGCCCTTTCCGATGAAGCAGACTGGCTTCAGTACCTGCCCAACGGCAAACAGTACTATCTCAATCTCATGATCGGCGCATCAGAAGAATGGATCAATGTCCACATCCACGGCCGTTGGGGCCGCAATCTGGCAGGCGAGGCCGTCTTCGCCAGCATCTTCCATGAAGACGTTCATGTGCAACCGACCGAACGGCATGCCGATTGGCCCGTGCTGGTCGGCCTGGATCCAGGCCGCCACCCCGCGGCTGTCATTGCGCAACTGTCGCCACAGGCTGTTCTCCACGTCCAACGCGAGCTATGGAGCGACGATACATCCTTCTACGCCTTTCTTGCCCACAAGCTGCGGCCGCTGTTGCTCAAGGAGTATCTCACGGCACCGACGACCATATTCATGGATCCTGCTGGCCGTGCCCGTTCGTCGCTCAGCGAACATTCGCCCTACAGCCTGTGCCGCAGCTTCGGCTTCAACGTCCGGCTGGCGCCGACCAACATCATCGATGCTCGCAAGCTTGCCGTAGAACGCCTGCTTACGACCTTTGACTACAAGGGTCGACCGCAGATCATCATCGATCCATCCTGCCAGGTGTTGATTCGCGGTATGCGTGGCGAGTATCGCTACCGCCGGATGCGCTCCGGGGAGATTGCCGCCGTGCCGGAGAAGAAACACCCCGTCTCCGACGTCATGGACGCGTTGCAGTACATCGCCGTCTCCCTGTCGCAGCGTCTGCTCACGCCTGATGCGCCCATCTTCGGACGTCCGCGATCCTTTTCCAGTCGTGAAACCGGCATCCCGTTGGAGGTGTGCTACTGATGGTCGGCATTCTCATCGGCCCGTTCGACGGTTCTCGCCCTGCCATTGACGGCGTCTACCTCACCGGCAATGAAGCCGTCGCCGCTCGCAATATCGACGTGCGTTCCGGTGCCCTGCGGGCCCTTCGGGCACCTCGGCGTGTCGCAACCGTCGGCGCCGCTCCGGGGCGTCTGGTGCCGATCCGTGACACGAGCGGCGAGCGGCATTGGATCCGGTTCGCGGCTTCTGATGCGCATGTCGTCGCTGGTGTAACCGTCAATGACGCCTTCGAGCGTGTTTACTGGACCGGCACGGGGCAGCGGCCGCGCTACGCGCCTCTGGCCGATCTGCTGGCGGGTCGTGCCGATCATGAGCTGGGCATCACGCCTCCTGGCACGGGGCCCGTCGTCCAGCCGAGCGGCGGCAGTGGCCCAGCCCTGACGCGAGCCTACGTCATCACGTGGCGCACCATCTATGGGGAAGAAAGTGCGCCGTCGCCGCCGACCATCGTGACAGCGCCGCCGAACTCCTATTGGCATCTCATCCTGCCGACCGTCTATGAAGGCCTTACCGCACCGGTCGACCGGCTTGCCATCTATCGTACCGTAACGGGCGGCGATACGGTGAACTACCGTTTCGTCGCCGAAGTACCGCTTGGGACCGTCACTTATGGCGATACCTTGCCGGATGATGAGCTGGTTTACCGCGATGCGCTCACGACGCTGGACTGGTTGCCGCCGCCTGCCGACCTGCGACTGCTGACCCGACACGGATCGGGCGCGCTGGTCGGTGCCGTCGGACGGACGGTCGTCTTTTCCGAGCCCTTCGTGCCCCATGCCTGGCCGGCTGCCTATGCCTACGCGCTGCCGGCGCCCGTCGTAGCCTTGGCCGCCCTTGGTGACGCCGTCATCGCCTTTACCGCCGAACGGCCCTACCTTCTGGCAGGCAGTCATCCCGCCACCATGGCCGTTGCACCGATTGCAGCGGCCGTGGCGGTGCCGGGCTGGCAGGCGGTTGTAACAACGCAGCAAGCCATCTGGGCGGCAACGCCAGATGGGCTCATCCGCATTGATCAGCAGAGTCTTGAGAACACCACGGCCGCGTTCATTCGCCCTGACCAATGGGAGCTGTTCGACCCGGCGACGTTCCGATTGACTTCGCACCGCGGGGCTTTGGTATGCCGGGTCGGTTCCACGCGCGGCATCATGCTGGCCCTGCATGGGCAGCGGCCGTTCTTCACCGATCTTGACGACATCGGCCGGGCGGATGAGCAGGTCTACGATCCTGCGGAAGATCGTACCTATGTCCGGTTCGGACAGGATCTGTATCTGCTCGACGCTGCTGATATTGACAGCCGCCGGTTCATGTGGCAGAGTCGCGAATTCATCCTGCCGCGGCCAGTCAGTTTTGGCGTCCTGCGAGCCGATATTCAGCCGAATCCGGAAGATCGGTCGGCAAGTGATGTCGATAGTTGGCACAAAGACTGGAATCGCCAACGCATGCAGGGCGCGCTTGCGCCAATCAACAGCTACCCTATTGCCGGCAATCCCATGCAACTCCCTTCTTCCATACCTGAGCTGCCGCCTCTGGCACCAATTGGCGGCGCACCGCTATTCCGGCTGACAGCTTCAGCCGAAGAGACACCGCTGCCGCAGGTCACCGTCATTGCCGACGGTCGCATCGTCGCGTCAACCGTCGTGCAGGACGGCACGCCGGTACGGCTGCCTGCGGGTTTCCGCGCCCGCCGATGGCAGGTTGTGATCGAAGGAGGGCGCGTGCATCGGTTTCAGGCAATCCAGCTGGCGGAGCGTCCACATGAACTGGTCATGGTCTGATGTCGCCCTGCGCCGTCTGCTCGACCGTCTGCGCACGCTGCTGGGCGAAACGGGTCGAGCGACGGACCGTGCCGTGACGTTTGAGGACCTCGTGCAACTCGGTCTCGTGGAGCGTCATCGTGCCGAACAGGTCGCTGCGATGCGCCGACCTGCCGGTCGCTGATTTCATCGTTCACGCCTGGCCGCTGATCCGGCGACAATGGGCCGAATTCGAAGCTGAACGCGGCGACATTTCGCTGGATTTACTGGCGTTTGCCGAGTTCGAACAGCGACGTGCCATTTCGGCAACGTTGCTGCTGGAGGATGAAACGCCGATCGGCTACGTTGTCGTTACGGCGCACGATGACATCTTCTCGTTCGGTACGAAAACAGCGCTCGTTCTGGCCTTGTATGTCGTGCCGGAACGGCGTACTCTTACGGCAGCGCTGACGATGCTGCGGGTCATCGATGAGGCGGCCACACGTCTTGGATGCAGCAGCATTGTCGTAGCTTCGAGAGACCCTGCGGGCGGCCCGGATCTTTCGCGATTGTTGACACGGGCCGGATACCGCCCCATCGAAACCTGGTACCGAAAGGCGACCGGCCATGTCGACGCCCAATATGCCCAACGTGCCGAAACTGAAGGAGGAGCGAACAGCTCTCCTTCAGCTGGCACGTGACTTTGCTGAGCGGCTGAAAGAATACGAACAGGCAGCGCGAGAGCAGCTCAACCTGCTGGAACGGCAGGTCATGGCAACGGTCCGTGCCGCCATGCCGGAGGTGCAGCAGTTCCTCCTTTCTCAGCTGGCGGCAACCGGGCCTTCTCAGCAGGCTGCAGCGCAGGCCGTTGCCGGACTGCAGGCCATGACCGCATTGCCGCTCGAAGCGGAGCGGCGTCGCATGGCGGCCGAAGCCGCTCAGCGCATCCGGGCAGCGGCGGAAGCGCAGCGTGAAGAAGCTCTACGGCGTCTTTCGCAGTATGGCGTTGACCCGACACAGGCGCGTGCCGGTGCACTGGACCGTGCGGCACGGGTGCAGGAGGGTGCCCTCACAGCCCTGGCGGCCAATCAGGGAGCGCAGCAGGCCGAAGCCCAGCGTGCGGCGCTCCTTGGAGCGCAGGGACAGCTGGCCGGCTCGCTGCTGCAGGCTCAGAGTGGCAACGCCCTGCGGGCCGGCGCTCTGCAGACACAGCTCGCACAGCTTCAGGCGTTGCCGTTGCAGGCCCGTGCTCAATCGGCGGCTACGGCCAGCGCTCTTGGCCAGACGTCGGCAGGGCTGTACGGCTCGAAGGCCGGCCTCGATCTCCGGCGGTATGAGTATCAGCTGCAGAAGGCCCTGGCGCGCCGGGGCGAACGGATGGGCCTGTACGGTGGGCTCATGAACCTGGGCGGCGTTCTTGGCGGTGCAGCACTGGGCGGCTGGTTGATGCAGCCGGCCATTCCCGCGGCGCTGCCCGTCATGCCGACCTATCTGACGAACGATTTCGGCATCGGATACGGTGGCGGTCCCTTCAGCTTCTGAGAAACGGTCATGGCGGCACTTCCCTCCGATCCGTTCAGCAACCTCGCTTCCGGACTGCTGACGGGCCTACAGTTCGGCTCACAGTTCGCCGTCCGGCAGGCCCAGATCCAGGCTGCACAGCAGCAGGCAGCGCTCGAAGCGCAGCGGCAGGCGCTTCGCACGCGCGTTGCCGAGACCATGCAGCGTGCGCAGCAGCTCGGAGACCCGGAGCTGGCCCTCGCCGCGGCCATGGCCTTGGCCAGCTACGAAGGGAATGCCGCCGCCCTGCGGTCGTTGCTCGAAATGGCGCAGCAACAGCAGCAACTCAAGCTCGCCAATCTCGGACGGCAGCTCGCTGCTGCGGCCGTTGGCCGCGATGCGCGGCTCGTCGCTTACGCGGCAACGGCGGCCCTGCGGCACCTGTTCCCCGGCAGCGATCCTGTCGTCGTACCAGGGCGCGATGGTGTGCGGGTCGTGCTGGATACGGGTGAGCGGCGGACCGAGAAGACCTTCTCGTGGGATGATGTGGCGGCAATGGGGGCGGTGCTGGCGACCGATCCGGGCAAGATTCCCGATGCGGTGACCAGCTTCCTCACGCTGCCGTTGCTGCGACGCAAGATGGAGGTGGAGATTGCCGAGATCAATGCCCGCACTGAAGCGGCGCGAGCGCAGGCGCTGTCGCATCTGACAGAGGCCAAACGCACAGCGCAGCAGACGTTGCTCGACTGGCTTAAGTTCCAACAGGAGCAGGAAACGGCCATTTTCGATCGGGCAAGCACGTTGAGTGAGGCGCAGCGGAAACGGACTGACGAGGCGCAGGCTGCCATCAAGGAGATTTTCTCCGATCTGCCGTACGGCACCGATCCGACCATCGATGATGCGCGCATACTGGCGTTCAAATTGGCCGCGCGTGCCACGCACCTGCCTGCCAGTGAAGTGGTTGGGCTCGTCGCGCAATTGACGCGGCAGCCCGATACACCACTGGCCGAACAGATCCGCATCGAAGCCGTCAAGGGGCCGCAGGGCGACATTGCCTATTATCTCACCGTGCCGCGTGGTCCGAACGCCGAGCCTGTTCGACTGCCGCTGGATCAGATGGACTATGCAACGCTGACGACGCGCTTCGGCCTCCGGGCCAATCCGATGGCCGTTGAAACGCAGCATCCCGATCTGCCGTCGAGTGCGCCGGCACCGGGCCAGCCGTCGATCCGGGCGGTGGAGCAAGCGGCGCAGAAAGACGCGCAGCACCCGCCCAAGGACGCGCCGGCGGTGCAGAAGCCTGCGGCGCGTGATCCGAAGGACGCTGTGCTGGACGCCTTTCCGACGGAGGCCGGACCGGTGCCCCAGCCGGAGGCGTCCATTTTCGATGCGAAGCGGCCCACTCCGCTGGAGACGCTCAAGAGTCTGTTGCCGGCACCGCGTGAGCCGGAGCCTGGTGAGGGCGTTTCGTTTGAAGGGCTGCCCCCATCGGCATCGCCGTCAGATGCGGCTATTCAGCGTGAACGCCTGCAGCAATGGTGGGAGGCGCTCAAGAGGCTGGTGCCGGCACCGCGTGAGCTGGAGCCTGGCGAGAGCGTTCCGTTCGAGGGGCTGCCGCCATCGGCAATGCCAGCAGATCCGGCCAGTCAGGTTGCACGTTCGCTATGGTTGGAGGCTCTGAAGGAACGGCTAGCGCAGTTGCTGGTACAACCAACACGACATTCGCCCGATGATGGCTTGAGTGCGCACTTTCCTCTTGGCGCGCCACCGGCGCTGCCTCCGTTGGGGCCGCCGGCTCAACTCCCACCACGTATGTTGGATCACGGTCTGTCGCAGTTTCCACTCGGCGTACCGCCAGCCCTGCCGCCGTTAGGCCCACCAGTGCAGTTTGAAGGGCGTCCGACGTCAGAGTCGGTGCCGTTTGAAGGCATTGCTCCTGAGCCGGCAACACGGCGGGTCGGCAAGCCGGATCTCTCCCTTTATGACGTACCGCTCGGTCTTCCACCAGCCCTGCCGCCGTTAGGCCCACCAGTGCAGTTTGAAGGGCGTCCGACGTCAGAGTCGGTGCCGTTTGAAGGCATTGCTCCTGAGCCGGCAACACAGCGGGCCGGCAAGCCGGATCTCTCCCTTTATGACGTACCGCTCGGTCTTCCACCAGCCCTGCCGCCGTTAGGTCCACCGCTGCAGTTTGACAGGCATTCAATGTTGCAGGAAGCCTTCCCGTCGGAAGCCGGATCGACCCCGCCCTCGGGCGTGTCTGTTTCTACGATCCCGCGTCCCGTATGGGGCTCTGCATCCAGGAAAGGCAAAGTCGTCCGGACGGAAAACGGCCAGTTCTGGTTCATCTCGAACGACGGCAAGCGTACGCTTATTGACATGACAACGGCCCGAAAGCTCGTTGCCAGCGGCGTACCCTACGAAAATCGCGGACCGCTTACGCCCAACCTTCAGCACAAGCCACTCAAAAAGACAAAGAATAAAACAGCGCAGCGCAAGATCGTTTTGACCAAGGATGGCTATTTCTATGTGGACGAAAAGAACAACTATTTGCCCATCAGTCCACGCACGGCGCGCCGTTTTATCATCAACGGCCTGCCGTTCGAAGATCTTGTATCGCCGCCGTCGACCTGAAACCGACTTTCTGCTCAATACCGGACTGCCAAAATGACCGATCCGAATCGCATCCGTCAGCAGGTCTACGCGCTTCTCGCCGGTGGTGCCGTGCCGCCACCGGAAGGCGAACCTATTGCTGTTCTTGCAACCTATCGAGCACCGTCCCGTCGTCCCGAAAACTTCGGCCTGTTGCGCAACATCGCCGAAAGCATCAGTCACGGCACCG